TCACTCCATGCGGTACTACTGTCTCTAGGATCAAAAACTTTTTTGCCTTTAACTACGAAAGACATATTAGGCATACCACCCCCAAACTTTTCAGGGTCAAACACCATTTGAATGTAGACGTATGCACAATCTAAAAACTTATCTGTTGATACTAGAGAACTTTGTGCAACTGCATAACCATCGGCTGCAGTCTGCGAACCATCTTGAAAAGAAAACCTAACCAGTCTTCCATTGCTGTCATATTTATTTTCGTTTTCTGTATTAGAAAATTCTGAGTTGGTTACTGTATGTACTGTTGAACCGTTTATAGTGCTAGTGCTTGTAGTAATATCTACATCATTAAGTCTTACACTTTCTAAACTTTCTATTTCATGACCTGAAAGCACAACGACTGCATGTAATAAAAAATTATCTGTGCCTGTTGTTTCCATGTGTACTATTGTTCCACCTACACGACACTCGCCATATATAATTTGTCTAGGGGCAGTAGGTGCGCGTGCAGCAAACTTAGTACCAAAATTTCCACCAGTGGCATTTAATCCTTTGGAGGTCATGCCTCCTACTACACTGCCTGTAAGTGTTATTGCAAATGAATACATTGCTGCTGCCGTAGCAGTTCCTACAGTACCAAAAATAGTTGTAACTGCACCACCAGTACCAAAAACAAGTGCTGAGCCTATAAAAACAACAACGGCAGCTAATATTGCGTTTTTTATATGTTTAGCCATCTATCCTCCAAGCCTTCACAACATCTACATTTTGCTTAACTACTAAACCATTATCGTTGACACCTAAAGCACTTACTCCATCAAAGACACAAGCTAGTTCGCTTTCCTCTTTGTAAACTCCAAAGTCTCCTTTTGTGATGTAAGCAGGTTCTATTGTTTTGATACCTGTAGTTTTTTTTATAGCGTTGTCTATTGCTGCTGCCAATCCTTTTCCTTTGCCATATTTAAAAATACTCTGCATGGCTTGTTCTTCTGTTTTCCATTTCCATGTATTAGGCAAAAGATCTTTTTTAGTCATAGTTTTTATAAAACCATTAGTAAATATTACACAATCCCACTTACCCCATTCAAAGGGTGTGTTTATGTTTCTATTCACATAAGCATCAAAAGATATTTCCCAGTCAGGTATTTTTTTCATTATCTTTGTGTAACATAATCATAAGGGTCACGATCACCACCACTTTGTCCGCTATTTATATCTTGCTTCTGCCCCCATGCTATTTGTTTATCTGCTAACTGTTGTACTCTGTTGAATCCTGTATCTCCATTATTTAAGAACTGTTGTGATTCTAAAGTGTATCTAAGGTTGGAAGGTCTATCTAAATCTACTAATCTGTTTTCACAATCAATAGTAATAGTTGCTCCGTCAGGTGTATCGGTGATTGTCAATGTGGTCATACGACCTTTAAACAACGTAAGTTCACCTGCGCTTTCATTAGAGCCACCCATTTGAAAACCTAAGAATAAAGTTATTGGTCTATTTTGATAATTCTCTGTAAGAGCATAATCAAGAACAGTTGCATCCATGCCTGATAAAGCTATTGTTAAACCACTAGATTTGAGTTCTAAATCTTCTTCTACACCACTTATAGATAATAGTGAGCCTGCTCCTGTATATGTTTCTGAATTAACTGTAATATCATCTGTACCTGACCAAACCCTTATATCGTCAGTGTCAAACTCTGCCTTGATAGCAAAAAACATTGTTTGTGCATCAGCACCAAGTCTGTTGGATATTGCTGTATCTACACCTTGTCTTGTAGCCATTACACTACCTCAATACAAGAAAAGCTTATTCCATATAATGATGCTCTATCTGCATCCCAATCTACAGTATTAGCTTGCAATCTAAACAAGCCTTTTGGATTTTGGAATATAACAAATTTATTGTCTGCTAAATCTGATCTAAGTTTTGGTTCTATCTGAACAGAGTATCTATCAGGACTTGCATCTGTGAGAGTAGCATCTTCTACTGCCATAACTAACTGTACTGGATTTGCAGTTGTAGCTGTGCCTGCTGTTATACCAAGATAGTCACCTTTTTTTATTGTGCCTGTAAAACTATTAGTGGTATCTAATGATAAACCTGTTGCACCTTTTACATTCTGTTGTACTTTACAGCCTGATGTAGAACTTACATTTGTTAAAACACTATCAACCACGACTACTGTTGCACTCGTCTTTGTAGTTATCTTGTGTGTTCCGTTATTTTCTTCATTTGCTAAACCAGTAACGTGTATAAAATCTCCAACTACTGCAGACCCAAAAGTGCTTGCACCTGCTGTAAAAGTATTGCCATTCGTTACCTGTAAGGCTACGTTAGTGTTATTCACCCTCTTATCGCCCAGTAAATGCGTTGTATTGAATGTTCCTGTGTTAGTTAGGGCATCAGGGTCAGCAAACTTAAAATGGTTTGTAGTGCCTTTTAATTGCAGTAAGAAAGATTGCCATTCTTTAGCCTGTGTTCTGTTCATTGCAGGTAGAGATACATCTGCAGTCCAATATACTGCATCATATTCTTGTGTTAGTTGCTTGCCTGTAAATGGTGAAGCAGTTTGTCCTATTGCCCTGTATAGACTGAAATTACTTCTAACAAAGTTAGGAGTTGTAGGCATTGTTATTAATCTAGCCACTACCTAGTAATCCTTTTCTAAATGAACCACCACGCACTGCTGCTTCTAGCACTGCACCTTTTGTAACATCTGATATCTGTGGAAGCATCTTCTGTACTTCTGCTCTTACTGTAGGAACTACACCTGTAGCAAAGTTTACTGATTGATTGACTATTACAGTTCCACCACCCATAGCGTTCTTACTGTTCATATTGTTCATCATAGTGCCACCACTGTTGGGTACAAATATTTCTGCACCTCTTTCTCCGACTAAAGCAGGTACACCTGCCTGTAATGTTTTGCCTCCTGCTGCTTGTACACCCATATTTAAAGATGCATCTATACCCATTCCCTGTTTTGTCTGAAAATCAAATAGTCCAGTTCCTTGTTGACCTTGAAAATTTGGAAAAATTGCACCTAATATTCTATTAACAACTTCCATTTGTAAAAATATTGTAATAATTTGTGAAACTATATTACGAGCAAAGTTTTTAAATCCTTCTAATGCACTTTGTCCTTCTAATAAACTATCAACAAAATCCTTAGTAAAAGCGTGTGCTGAAGAAGTGATTGCATCTTCCATAGCTTGTGTAAATTCACTGGTTTCCCCTAATTCATCTTGTAATGCTTGCAAGTGTTCTAATACTGCAGCACCCTTTTCAGGATCAAATAATGGATTACCCTTAGCATCTTGAGTGCCTGCTGCTAATGCTTCTCGTAAAGTATCTATCTTTACTTGTAGTTTATCGTATTCAGGAATTGTGTCTTGAAACAATTTGTTAAATTGATTTTGTAAAGCTATTTGTTCATCTGTTAGTGTATTTTCTTCTTTAGATTCATCGTTAAGTGCAGCTTTTTCTGTTTTTATTCTTGCTGTTAGATTTATTGATCTATTTGTTAATCCTTGTATTTTTTCTTCTAATCTACCTGCTTGTTTTATTTGTTGATTATTTGCCACATTCAATGCAATTAACTCATTTAGTGCATTTAGCTGTGGTGTCAATCTTCCTAATTTTTCTAATGCAATTTGCCTTTGCATTTCATCACCCATAATCCGCATCTGTGGTGTCTGTTCTGCTCTAAACTGTGTTTGTTGTGCAGTTTCAACTAATTCACCCCTTGCTGCTCTTCTTGCGTTCAAAGCAGAAGTTGCAAACTCAGTTAATCCATCAGTTAATTCTTTTAGAAATTTACCAAGTCCACTCTTAAAAATATCATCACCTAACTGTTTAAAAGCTATAGTCATATTAGAAGTCTTAGTTGATAGGTTGTCCATTTTGGCTTCCATCGCACCGCCAAATTTTTCTTTAAGACCTTCTGTAAGTGCTTTGACCATTTTTGCTGCACCATCTGCGGTTTTACCAAACTTGGCTATATCATCTTTAGTCAGGTTTAACTTTTCTCCAAGTATTCCTAAAACATCAATACCTCTGTCAGATATCATGTTGAGTTCTTCTAAACCCATTCCTCCTGATGCTGACCTTTGTACCATTCTAATTAAAGCTTCAAATGTACCTAATTGGTCTACAGAAACAGATGCTGTGTCAGCAAAAGTTTGCAGCATATCCATGCTAGGTTCTATACCTGCCGATTTGAGAGCAATAAATGCTTTTGTAGCATCTTCTATTTGAAAAGGAGTAGTTTGAGCAAAATTAAAAACACTTTGCATAGCTGCATCACCTGCTTGCATGCTTCCAAATACTTGATCTAAAGAGTCTTTTAAATCCTCAAATTGCATTCCAACCTTTGCAATAGATGAAGTGGCTTTTATAAAAGCTGCTGCTGCTGCAACTGCAGCAATTTTACCAGTAGAAAAAGCACCTTTCATGCTTGTACCTGCCTGTTTAGCTTCTTTACCAGTTTTTTCTAATTGCTTATTGGTTTGTTTTAATTTTTTATTAAGGTCTTTGGTATCAGCCTTAATTTGTACAATTAGTTCATCTACTGTTGCCATTAGTCAGGGTATAACTCCATTAAATCTTCAAGTTCATCATTAGTCATAGGTGTTTCTTTCTTAGAGCCATGAAACTGTTGAAAACCTTTTATTGCTTCCCACATTTCTCTAGGTGATAAGTTCCAAAAATCTACAGGTCGCATCATCATCATGCCTAAACAAATTTGCATATAAGATGTCCATTCTATCCTGTCATCTCCTGTGGCTTTTTTGCATAACTACCCTCTTCTTTTTGCTCAGGGTCAGTTAAAGAATCTGCTAGTAATTGTGCCACTGCTGCAGAAGCAGGAATGATTCCTGTATTGGTTAAAATTTGTTTAATCTTTCTATCATCAAAGTCATTACCTCCACCTCGCATTGCATACTTAAGAACGACTACCAATGTTCGTAGTCTTACTTTAGCCTGCGATATGTTAGAAGCTAACTCAAGAATCCCTGCATCCAGTTCATCTTCTATCTTTACCAGTGAATCTATGGTCAATCTACATTTATAAGTTTGACCGCCTAACTCTATCTCAATCTCGCCCTTTAGTGGGTTTGTCATCTGACTTCTCCTTTGTTGTACTTGCCATTGCAAGTTTGATTGTAATAATGTCATCTCTTCCATCTACAGAACTAGATAACACCTTATAGGACTTACCATCTACTGTTACGTCAGATGGGTCTTTTCCTAACTGGTTGGCTACTTCAAGGACATCCCCATTAAGCATAGCAGGGATGTTGCCTTTAGCACCTTTGACTTTTACTGATTGCCAAGCCATTTGTTAGACTGTGGCAAACGTAATAGCACCTGCACTTTCAAAAGATACACTGTAAGTCACTTCACCATTGTATTCACCTGCATATTCAAGCGATGTAATCTGGAAAGCACCTGTAAATGTACCAAAGTCAGGTACTAGGAATTGATAATTATTTTGTGTATCAGCTAGTGCGTTTGTTTTCATAGTTGCTTCACTTGCTCCGTCTGTAAAGACACCGCTACCTGAAACACTAATAGATTGCACACCTGCATCTGCTAACAAAGTTCTGTTGTTAGAACTGTCTTTGTTAGTTACGTCTACTGATTCATTGTTGACTGTAAGACTTGTTGATCTTAAGCCTGCTATTGTTGTGAAAGTTTCAGGTGAACCTGCGTTACCCACTTTCATAAGCATTGCACTACCTTTTTGTGCTGCCATATTTATACTCCAATTGAGAAAGCATTAGTTATTTACTTTCTAATTAAACAAGCCAACTGGCATCCAATTTTATTAGTAACAGCTAGTTAAGAAGTTCCTAATATTATGGCTCGGAATCGCATGACTCCGTGCCTAGTAATCCCATCAGGGTCTACTAAAACATCACCAAATTCAAACCTTAGATTTACTAAGTTAAATCCAGTAACACTTAAACTGTAATCATGCAGTAAATCGTGAATCCTGTCCATGATTTGTTTGGTTTCTTTACTGCCTTTGTACTGTGACCATATATCTAAATTGATTGTATATTCACTGCCATCTACGTCTTTTGTAGAATAATCTATTGAACCATCCCTTCCCATTGATACAAAAGGATAGCTGTTGCCCTCTTGCACTTCATCATATATACCTGCACTTAAAGTATTCGTAAGATTAGAGTCTCCGTTTAACCTAGAGTAGATAGCACTTTGTATAGCGAATTGTCCTAATGCCATTAGTCTACATACCCTCCCTTCGTAAATATTCTTTTGATCTTAGGTCTATTTCTTTCTAAAGCAGGTTGCATAAATGGTCTAGGGTCTATAGTAGATGTGCCAAACTCCAAATAAGGTGCGTATGGTGCAGATGCCACTATTTGCCCTATAACTGTAGTTCCCTGCTGTTTTACGCTAGAGGTAATATTGCTTACTAAGAATCCTGTATCTGATGCAGGTGGCTCGC